TTGAATTTATCATTAAATGATTACGCGGGGCAAAGGGAACTTAGAGTTTACGCGCTTAGTTATAACATCTTAAGAATTGAACATGGAACCGCACGACTTCTCTTCGGCGGCGATTAATATTATCACGCCAGTTTTTGAAAATGCAGTCATGTTGTCAGGACACTACGCACGAGCCTGTGGGCGCTCAACAATCCTCGCCAAGGATATGGAATATTGTATGAAATATTGTGCGATGCACACTATAGGTGATAAAATTGGTTCCTACTTTCCAGAAATTTACGATAGTGATGGTTCGGATATAGACGACATAGAAATAGTTGATGAGGAGGATGAAGATGCATTCGAGCCATATCAGGGTTCGAATGTCGCGATGAAGGCCATCACGGAAGCCTATGATGCGTGGGAGAGTTGGGTACCCACCAATCCGTCAGAACGCATGGTAAAAAATGCTATTGATAGTAATGAACACCTTGCATGAGGCTGAGGGTCCAGAGGGTCCAGAGGGTCCAGAGGGTTGGACTGATTCAGAATATAAATCATTCAAGGTTGGTGAAGACACTTCAGATTCTGAATCAGATGTAGATGAACCCCTCATTATTAGGGGGTACAAGAAAGAAAAGTATAAAAAGATTTTGTTTACAGAAGAACTATTGCCAGAATAAAAATGTTTTATAATAATAAATGTCTACCCAAATGATTACTCAAATTGGCGCTGAGCTCGAAACTCAGTCGCTTAACGCTGTCGTCGCTGGTTTCTCCTTCGCCGCCGCCCTCTCGTGGATGGACCTCGTCCGGTGGATGATTCACCAGGTTGTGAAGGTCCAGAAGAACAGTGGTGCTAACTACGCCCTCACCGCTGTCGTGACGACTCTGCTGTCGGTGATTGTTTACATGATTATGTCTCGTCTCTCCAAGCGCGTGCAGAAGCCCACGTCCCCCATGTACGCTGTGACTCGCTAAACTTTACGGGGTTTAGTGAACAACACAAGTATGACACCTGTGAGGACTATCAAAAATATATAAATGAACGCACTCCATCTATTCGGGTCCTCCATATCAGGGATTCGCATAGGCGGTGGAAGTGAAAAATCTTTCTTTACCCTCGGTATATTTTCAAGTTTATCAGTTGAACATTCAACGGCTAACTTTATGATATTGTTAGCGTGCCTGAAGTCATAAGGTATCAGGCGATTGTTACTACTATAGAAGAATTGTATCCTCAAACTCGAAATACTTTTTTGAGGACCTGAATCAAAAGTATGTACCACAGCATCATCCACCCCCGAATAATTTATGACGTCTCCGGATGTCAGTATACGTCCAGTGTAAAAAGGTGTTTCTGCGAACACAGTCTTGTTAAACTCTTCAGACCCACTGCTCAGTTTAAATATGATTGCATCAGGCCCTTGAAGATTGATACTCCCCGTGGTCAGTGTGGTTCCATCGGACACAACATTACTCGCAGGAAGTCCTAAAATATCGTGGGGTGTCGTGTACCCATCAACACCTGATGTGTACCCATTGATGCCATCGTAAAAATCAAACGTGAAGGGGTCACCTCCAGTGAATGTGATGCTGTTTATATTTGAATCATACACTGCTGAAGTGATATTTGAACTTTTATCAACAAGTTCTGCGGCTAAGGTATTCCCGTTATAATTATTATTAGCCAATGTAACACTTGTACCACTTATATAAAAAGTATTATTCCTTTCATTAATCAATAATTGACTGCTATGAATACGTGCTGAAATCATAGAAATCTTCTTCACATCATAAATAGGGTTTTTCAATTCTATGACGTAGTCTCCTGGGTTTGGATACAATACGGGGTCTCTCTCACTACTATCGAGGTCAAGTGTGTAGACGCTCATTAAAATAAAGGGATACTATTTTAATGCGTGTTGTTACTCGCTAGAATATTTAAAATTATTTAAAATCGTTGTTGTGCTATGGGGTTGTTCTGAAGTTGGTTCTTCGCGACGTCAAGACTGAAGTCATTCGCACGGGGGTTTTCGGTCCCCTTGTAGGGGTTCAGTTGGTGAAAAGAATCGTTCGTGTACTGCTGGGTCCACCCACCATTGGCGGCGCCAAGATGACCATCCATACGAGTCGTGTCCACACGCGCGGCTGTCGGCATACCACCTTGGTTAAGGGCCCCCGCGCGGACGTTCATACGCCCAGCGTTACCCTGTCGGTTCGCCTTTCCGCGGCGGTCGTCGGGCCTGAAACCGTACTCCATGAGTTCCTCGACCGTATGGGATGTACCGTAAGTGCGCTTCTCACCAATCTTAGAAGCCGGTGCGTTAACGTATCCGTGCGCGAATGAATGAATATTGGGGGCTGGGAGATTGTTGTAACCAAACTGTTCGATGTTACCATCTTTCTTGTTACGTGTGGGGTCCTGGGGCATGGTACCCGCTGAGATGATGCGTTTGGCACCCGAAAATCCCAGTCCATCATCACGCTGCCCAGTCTCCGAACGGTTCGTGAGACGCTTGGTGTGTTCATGCTCTGCACGAGGGACCAACCCCGACATACCTTGTGCCCGACCTGCTGTCTCCGGGCGGCGGGCGGGGAGGAAAGCTGTCTTTTCTGGACGGTTATGCGCGAGCTCACCAGCTATACCCCGCCGACCACCGTTGATATCCTTCGCGGGGCCGCTCCTACCCGGTAGCGTCGTGAGACGATAGGCACCGACGTTTTCAGGGTTGACCCTGAAAAGCTGCTGATGTCCACCAAATGCGGGGACATCGGGGCCTAAACCTAAACCAGGGCCAACCAACTGCTTCTCAACTGGTGAGAGGTTATTCATACGACCAAAATCATTATCATTCATACGGGCGCGTTCAGCGAGGGCGTCACCTCCGTTGGAACGGTTCTGGGGAGCAATCACTCCGAAATTAGTCGTTTCCATTTTCCTTTGCTGCATGGAGGGGTGGGTCATTATATCACCTTCCATCACGGGCACTTCGGCTCTTTCGACTCTTTCGACTCTTTCGGGTCCTTCCTGGGTGGTAGCATTAGCCAGACCATAATTCTCCACACGTTTGGGTTCACTTAACTTTTTTCCTAAATATGCTAAACCTGCTATAGCGATTATTGAGATGGGGTCCGCCATTCTTATTTGTAATTAATATTTTTTATTGAGATATCTCTGTTGAAACTGTCCGTTCTGAAGTTCTGCACGGGTGCTCGCGGGTTCGTAGGACATGGTGCGCGGGGGTAACTTACAAGCGACGTCTTGGAGGGGGAAGAAGTTCTTATCATACGTCTTGGTGACAATCTTGTTAAACTGACTCGTAGACTGGGGACGGAGCTGGTCGCTGGTCTCGACGAACTGTGCGGGGGCCCCTTTACCCGCCATATACGGCGATGTACCGTAGAGCATCGTGTTGGGGCGGTTAGAACCGTAGTTCAATGTCGTGGGTTGGGGGTACACAAAAACTTCTTCTGTAGCACACACTGGGGGGTGAGCCGGGTTCTGAACCAATTTCAATCCTGGTTGGAGCTGGTACGCCATATACTATTGACTAAGAAATTGTTCCACTCCTTAACCCACTCCCCCGCATCATACCACTCCTCTTATCACCGTTGGGATCCAAACCCGCGAAAGCTTCCAACTGGGCACCACGGGCGTTGGGATCACACATACGGGGGTCGGACCTACACGTGGCACCGCTCTTATCACCGTACAACCATTCCGCGAAAGCAGTCTGGTCTCCTGGTATATCCGTGACGGGCATGGAGACAAACTGCCTCGAATACCCATTGCGCTGCTGCTCGGGGAGAGCGGACCGAGACCGGGAAGGACCATAGGGGATGCGGTCAGAAAGCGTACTGTTCACCTTATCATCCACAGAAGAATATTCACACGCGCTGGGGCGGTCGGGTCTATCCATATATTCGTTCATCAGTACGTTCGCCATGGGGTTATCGCGTGTAGGTAACTGACACGAAGAGCCGCCCTGCCCCGCAAACACGGGGCGGGCCATCCCATCCTTAATCATATTAGACTTTTCCATAACATAAAGAACACCCAGACCCGTCACACCTAAAACAAACACCCGAACATCACGGCGAATTAAATACAATATACAAGTCGCGTACACTATGAACCTGGCCGTCGCATTCACCCTCTCTTCTGCTGTATGATCCACGACTGGCCAAAACTCTGTAATTTTATCCGAACGAACGAGTTGCTTAGGGTCTTCAAACAAAGATGCCATTTATATATTAAACTTTTATTTTTTCATCATACCTCCAAGCATACCTTGCATGGATTTCATGAGCTGCGACTCATCGATATCACCCCCCTCACTCTGCATCTTATCGGCACACTGCTTCGCAACATTCTCAATCATGGTGAGTGTCTCGGCTGGGATAGAGGTGATGGTGGTACCCAACATGTAGAGTGTCTGGATGTACTGCCAGATGGCGCCCTTGGTCCCATCCGAAGCATTAGGCCAACACTTTGTGATGTTCAGGGGCTTGAGAAACTCGATGTTGTTAGAATCGGAAAGAAAAAACGATTCGTCACGAGCACTAACCTTGTCTGCGTAGGGGCCGATGTTCTCCATGAAGCTGGAGACAATCTTCTTCGGGTGGGTATCCCTCAGCAATTCAAAGGCAGTGATATATTTCTTGAGCCCCTTCTCTTCTGGGAAAGTCTTGTGCAGTTCCATAAGAAATTGACCCATCATATCGTTGAAAGCGGTGATAGAAGACATTTATATATACATGTGGGAAATCTTTAAGTCATTAAAAAGGGGCGGTAGAAATAGACTCGCGCTTACCTACACCGTTGGAAATTATGAAATATACTAATATGGCCACAAGGGCCGCGGGTTTCATGTAAGCACTGGTCGTG